TACCGGGCGGCGCTCAAAGAAACGAAGGCATCTTTAACCAAAGTTAATCGCGAATTAAATCTGGCTAAATACGCCATCGCCGACATGCAGACTCGTCAGCGCGACGTTGCGGTGCTCGATGCGAAATACACACAGGAACTAGCCGATGCTCAGAGCACTATCAATCAGCTTGAGCGTGATGTTGCTACTGGCAAGCGTCGGTTGCAGCTCAACGCCACCTGTACCGCGAGCGGAACGGCCAGCTCCGGCGGCCTGGGCAATGCTTCCGCCGCCCGACTTACAGACTCCGCTCAACGGGATTATTTCACCCTCAGAGAGCGAATCGAAACAGTGACCAAACAGGTTAACTATCTGCAGGACTACATCCGGCAGCAGTGCCTAAGATAGGCGCTTTACATACAAACAAGGACCGAATACGCTTCCTGAAAATCAGCAGACAAAGAAGTTTCAGATGAGCGATTCAGTTTTTAAGATATTCGTAGCTTTTGGTGCGCTTTCCCTGCTTGCCATGCAAATGGGATGGATTGAGTACAATGCCCCTATGTTCTTCAGTGACTGCGTAATAATCGTTGTGTTCATTGGCATAGAAATCAGGCAGTGGATCAAAAAGCGCAAAGTAAAATAATCGAAACAGCAAATAACTCAGGTCGCCTCGGCGGCCTTTTTTATTGCCTAAAAAAATTGTGTAACCCCGTAAGGATGGTGATCGCAATCTTGCTGACGGGTAAGCCGTAAGTGGGTTAGCCATTCTGTGAAGAACCGCAACTCCTGCGCCACTGGCGCCACCAAATAACTGGAGCCAATCATGGCAGAAGTAACACAAATGACAGATACGCAGATGCTCAACCTCGAGCTGTATCGCCTGGTAATGAAAGACACCGCCGCTGCGAAAAAGGCAATCGCGTTTGTTGGCGGCAATCAGCTCAAGGCTGAACTGTTTAAAGACGCCTATACGCTGGCTACCGCTGAAACTGGTGTTGTAGCCCGAACCGATAAAGCAATCCAGACCGCAACCGAAGCGCTCGCGCTGTTTGAAGGAGCCCAGTAATGAAACAATCATGGCCTCAGTATGCCGACGCTAACGGCGTGTATGTATCCGCACTGCCTATCAAGTCTCTGAAGCAGACCATTGAAGGTTATGCGATTGCCAGTTTCGACGGCAATTACAAAGACCAGAATCTCTCAAGCCACTTCATGAGCATCTTCCGCCCTGTGGTGGGTGGTTATCTGTTTACCAGCGCATCTGGTGAGTTGCTCTACATGAACAAGACTGCATTTGAAGCGCAATACAGTGCAGCCGGCGCAGCAGTAACCTGGGCGTCAGTGACTGGCAAGCCGTCAACTTTCGCGCCAGTAATTGGCACCACCGCCACCACTGCAATGGCTGGTAACAAAGCGCCTTCTTCAACAGATCGCGGTGGCGTTCTCCAGCAGGCAGCAGAAGCCGCACTGGCTGTGCAGACAGTAACTGATATCGCCTCAGCGCAGACTGCAGTAAACAACCTCGTCACTAAGGTAAACAGCATTCTCACGAAGCTGAAGGCAGGCGGGCAGTTAGCCTAATGCAATACACAGCTCATTCACTGAGTGGGCTGGATAATGCAACAACGAGGAAATGATATGGCGACTGAAGAGAAGAAGAATGGTCGGCCATCAGACTACACGGAAGAGTTAGCAGAAATCATCTGCCTGAGACTGGCGGAGGGTGAATCACTGCGCTCCGTGTGTCGTGATGAAGGAATGCCATCAAAGCAGGCAGTATTGCGCTGGCTGGCTCGCAACGAAAGCTTTCGTGCCCAATACGTGCGGGCGAAGGAGGAAGGCGCTGAGGCAATTGCTGAAGAGCTTTTCGATATTGCCGACGATGGCTCTAACGACTGGATGGAAAAGCTCGACAAAGACGGTGAGGCAATTGGTTACCAGCTTAACGGCGAGCACGTCCAGCGCTCTAAGCTGCGCATTGATACCCGCAAATGGTACCTGTCCAAAATCATGCCCAAAAAGTACGGCGACCGTATCCAGCATGACCAGTCAATCACGTTCAGCAACCTGAGCGACGAAGAGCTGGACAAAAAACTTCAGGAGTTAAGCAATGCACAATCTCAGCCGGGAGCAGAAGATTGAGTTATTGAAGCTCCTGGAAGAAAAGAACCGCCGCACAAATGTATATCGATACAAAACCTACTACGCCACCCGCTACCCGTGGCAGAAGAAGTTTATAGCGAACACGGCGACACATAGTCAGGTGGGCCTGATCGCAGCTAACCGCGTTGGCAAGACCGACACAGCAACCTACGTCGATTCTATCCATGCGATGGGAGATTACCCGGATGGGTGGGAAGGATATCGCTTCGACCACGCGCCGCTAATCTGGTGCCTGGGATATTCAGGTGAAAAGTGTCGTGACCTGCTGCAGACGCCGATTCTTGGTCGCAAAACTGAGAATGGATGGGAAGGCGGGTTAATCCCCGGCGAGCTCATTGTAGACACTGAACCGATGACCGGCACGCCTAATGCAGTGCGCACAGCATATGTTAAGCACAGGTCCGGCGGGCTGGCGAAGATTCAGTTCTGGTCCTACTCACAGGGCCAGCACGCTCTGATGGGTGACAGCGTTGACTGGTTTCATATCGATGAAGAGCCCAAAGACCCCACAATTTATCCTCAGGTACTAACTCGAACCGCAACTGGTGATAAGGGCCGCGGCGGTCGCGGCGTGCTGACGTTTACGCCAGAGAACGGCCGGACTGACCTGGTTATTCAGTTAATGGATAACCCGTCGCCAGCGCAGATATGCATGAGCGTAGGCTGGGATGATGCTCCGCACCTTAGCGAGAAAGTAAAGGCTGAGTTGCTAGCCTCTTTCCCTCCTCATCAGCGCGACATGCGCACAAAGGGCATACCGATGCTCGGTCATGGGCGCATCTATGACTTTGGTGAAGAGTTCGTAACCTGCGACCCGTTCCCGATACCTCCTCACTGGCTGGTTATTGACGGCATGGACTTCGGCTGGGATCACCCGCAGGCACACATTCAGTTGGTTATCGACGCCGACAACGAAACCTTCTATGTCACCAGAGCATGGAAGGCCAGCCAGACGTCACCCGCTGAGGCGTGGGGCGCGATTAAGTCATGGGCTAACAAGGTGCCAACGGCATGGCCTCAGGACGGCCTTCAGACTGAGAAGGGCTCAGGCCTCCAACAGAAGCAGTATTACCACGATGCCGGGTTCCGAATGGTCAAAGACCCAGCGCAATGGCCTGATGGCTCTCGTTCAGTTGAGGCCGGTCTGTTCGAGCTTTACGACCTGATGAAGCACGGCAAATTCAAAGTGTTTCGTGGCCTGCGTGACTGGTTCGAAGAGTTCAGTTTCTATCACCGAGATGAGAAAGGGCGTCTCGTTAAAGTGCGTGACGACCTTCTCGACGCCACTCGATACGCCTACATGATGCGCCGATTCGCCATTCGATACGGTGAAGTTAACAGTCCTAAAGAAAAGAAATTACCGGCTCCAATTCGTCCAATTTCCCGAGGTAGATAATGGCCGACCAAGACGACAAATTGCGAACCATTCTCCTTCGGTTTGACAGGGATTGGGCAGCAAGCGATGAGGCCAGAAACGAGGCGATTAATGACCTCTTCTTTAGCCGAATTAGCCAGTGGGATGACTGGCTTTCACAATACACCACACTGCAATATCGCGGGCAGTTCGACGTAGTCCGCCCGGTTGTTCGTAAGCTTGTCGCAGAGATGCGAAAGAATCCGGTCGATGTCCTGTTCAAGCCGAAAGACGGCGCATCACCAGATGCTGCTGACATTCTCATGGGTATGTATCGCACGGATATGCGCCATAACACCGCGAAGATATCGGTTAACGTTGCTGTTCGTGAACAGGTTGAAGCCGGTGTTGGTGCGTGGCGTCTGGTGACGGAATACGAAGACCAGAACCCGACAAGCAATAACCAGATTATCCGCCGCTTACCAATCCATGAGGCTTGCTCCCATGTTGTTTGGGATGCGAACTCAAAGCAGATGGACAAAAGCGACGCGAAGCATTGCACTGTCATCTCGGCGATGAGCAAAGATGGCTGGGAAGAGTTCGCTAAAGAGCAGGGTCTTGATGAGGATGACTTGCCGGACTTCCAGTCTCCGGCATCTAACTGGATATTCCCGTGGACGACTAACGAAGTCTACTACATAGCGGAATATTACGAGGTTGAGGAGAAGAAAGAAGCCGTCTACATCTACCAGGACCCGATTACTGGCGAGCCTGTCAGCTACTTCAAAAAAGACATCGCTGATGTGATTGATGAGCTGGCAGACAGGGGTATGGTTAAGATCGGTGAGCGCAAGGTTAAGCGCCGCCGGGTATACAAAACGCTCCTTACTCAGACGCAAATCCTTAAAGACCGCGAGCGCATCGCCGGTGAACATATTCCTATTGTTCCAGTGTTCGGTGAGTGGTCGTTTGCCGGTGACAAAGAGGTTTACGAAGGTGTTGTCCGCCTGACCAAAGACGGTCAGCGCCTGCGCAATATGATTATGAGCTTTAACGCCGATACGGTAGCCAGAACGCCGAAGAAGAAACCTTTCTTCACGCCTGAGCAGATCGCCGGTTACGAGTTCATGTACAACGGCAACGACGACTACCCGTACTACCTGCTGAATGGAAAGGATGAGAACGGCAACGACCTTCCAGCCGCGCCATTGGCCTACATGGAAAACCCCGAGGTTCCGCAGGCTAACGCATACATGCTTGAGGCAGCCACCACCGCAGTTAATCAGGTGGCGACTATGGGCGTTGATGCTGAAGCGGCTAATGGGCAGGTGGCGTTTGACACCGTCAATCAACTGAACATGCGGGCCGACCTGGAGACGTATGTATTCCAGGACAACCTCGCTACCGCAATGCGTCGTGACGGCGAGATTTACGCATCAATGGTCAACGACATCTACGACGTGCCACGTCGAGTTACCGTGACGCTGGAAGATGGCGGAGAAAAAGAGGTTCAACTCTATACACAGGTTGTCGACCTCCAGACCGGCAATGCCATAACCCTGAATGATATTCGCGGGCGCTATGAGTGCTATACGGATGTGGGCCCGAGCTTCCAGAGCATGAAGGAGCAAAACCGGGCGGAGATTCAGGAACTGTTATCTAAAACAGCGCCTGGCACGCCAGAGTATCAGTTGCTGCTTCTCCAGTACTTCACGCTACTCGACGGCAAAGGCGTCGAGATGATGCGCGAGTATGCCAACAAGCAGCTTGTGCTTATGGGGCTCAAGAAACCTGAAACGCCAGAGGAGCAGCAGGCAGTCGCCGAAGCCCAACAGCAGCAACAGCAGCCTAATCCCGAAATGCTGGTTGCTCAGGGTCAGTATCTGTCCGGTCAGGCTGAGCTTCTCAAGGCGCAGAATCAGCAGCAGCAAATCGCCGTTGAGGCTGGCAAAGTTGAAGCTCAGAACCAGCTCACAGCAGCGAAAATCGCAGAAATCTTTAACGGTATGGACCTCGACAAACAGAAAGAGCTTCGCGAAGTCCTCAAGACCGTTGGTCAATTCCAGCAGGAGCGCAGCGAAGACGCTCGCGCCAATGCTGAGCTACTTCTCAAGAGCAACGACCAGCGCCACAAACACGGCATGGACGTAGCAAACATCCTGCAATCGCAGAGACAAAATATCCCCACCGGCGGTGTAGCCGAGATGCCTCAATAAGAGAGAGTTAACCATGTACGATACCACCGAAATTCAGGGCTCTGAAGGCCAACCCCTGCACGTCGATTCAACGGCGGCATCCGTTGTCGATACCGAATCACATGCCAGTGATGAGGGTGTGCAGAGCGAAGGCTTTGACATTGTCCTGAACGACGATGAGACCAAACCAAAACAAGACCCGGCAACTAACGCGCATTTCGCAGCTAAACGTCTTGAGCGCAAGCGTCAGCGTGAGCTTGAGCAACGAATGGAAGCAGTCAAGCGCGGTGAATTGCCGGAGGAATTACGGGTAAATCCTGACCTCCCTCCCCAGCCGGATATCAACGCCTTTCTCTCAGACGAGGGCCTGGCTAAGTACGACTACGACCAAAGCCGCGCCCTTGCCGCTTTCAACGCCGCTAACACCGAATGGCTGATGAAAGCGCAGGACGCACGCAGTAATGCCGTAGCCGAACAGGGTCGAAAGACGCAGGAGTTTACCCAGCAGTCAGCGCAATACGTCGATGCTGCCCGCAAGCATTATGACGCCGCAGAGAAACTCAACATCCCTGACTATCAGGACAAAGAAGACGCATTCATGCAGCTGGTTCCGCCTCAGGTCGGCGCTGACATCATGGTGCTATTCCCTGAAAAGTCTGCAGCGATCATCTATCACCTGGGTGCCAATCCAGAGAAAACCCGGCAGTTACTGTCGATGAACGGGCAGCAGGCGCTGATTGAACTTACTCGACTATCCGAACGCTTAACTCTCAAGCCTCGTGCTAACCAAGTATCCAGTGCACCTCCGGCAGATGAGCCGGTCACGTCATCCGTAGCTGCGGCCAATATTTCTGCAATTCAAAAGCAGATGGAAAAGGCGGCGGCTAAAGGTGACACGGAAACCTATCGAAAGCTCAAGGCTCAACTTAAAGGAAACAGATAATGGCATTATCCGAAGGCCAACTGGTCACTTACGCAATCGACGAAGTGATCGAAACCGTTCAGAACCTCACTCCGATGGCTGAGCGCGTAAGCAAATACACCCCACCGGCAGCGTCTATGCAGCGCTCTGGTAATACCGTGTGGATGCCACTGGAACAGGAAGCACCGACTCAGCGCGGCTGGGATTTGACCGGCAAAGAGACCGATATCCTGGAACTCTCTGTTAAGGTCAACCTGAACGATCCCGATAACGACTTCTTTGCGCTGCGCGCCGATGACGTTCGTGACGAAACCTCCTATCGCCGCCGCATTCAGGCTTCCGCGAAGAAGCTGGCGAACAACGTCGAAGCGGAAATCGCACGGCAGGCTGTTGAGATGGGCTCTCTGGTCGTAACCAGTACTGCACCTATCGGCAGCGCAAACTCAGGCTGGGATTTCATCTCTGAAGCTGAATCCCTGATGTTTGCCCGCGAGCTTAACCGCGACGCCGGTCTGTCATTCTTCTTCAACCCGAATGATTACCGTGGCGCTGGCCGTGACCTGGCAGGCAAAGACTTCTACGGCCGTATTCAGGACGACGCGTACAGCAAAGGCGTAATCCAGAAACAGGTCGCAGGCTTCAACGATGTTCTGCGCTCTCCGAAGCTCCCTTCACTGTCTGCGTCTACTGCGACTGGCGCCACCGTTTCCGGAGCGCAGAAGTTCAAGCCTGAAGCGTGGAAAGTTGACGTTGATGGCAACCGTGAGAACGTCGACAACCGCACCGCAGTCGTAGCTGTCAGCTCCGGCACTGGCTTCAAACGCGGCGATAAGATTTCTTTCGCTGGCGTGAAATTCCTGTCGCAGATGGCTAAGAACGTGCTGACTCAGGACGCCACACTCTCTGTGGTCGCAGTGAATGGCAATAACCTGACCATCACGCCTAAACCGATCGCCCTCGACGATACCAGCCTGACCGCTGAACAGCGCGCCTACGCGAACGTGAACACCTCGCTGGCTAACAACATGACGGTTAACGTCTGGAACACAGACACAGTCTCCGCAAACGTGTTCTGGGCAGATGATTCCATTCGCCTGGTTTCTCAGCCTATCCCGCTGAACCACGACCTGTTCTCCGGCATGAAGTCTCAGAGCTTCAGCGTTCCGGGCACCGGTCTGAACGGCGTCATCGCATTCCAGGGTGATATCGACCAGCTCGGCGGTAAATGCCGTATCGCGCTGTGGTATGCCGCATCTGCGGTGCGCCCGGAAGCGATTGGCGTCGGCCTGGCAAGCCAGAACGTGGCAACCACTCCGTCTGCATAACCATAAGGGGCTTCGGCCCCTTTCTTAATGGAGATATGACATGAGCACAATGCTATATCGAGAAGGTCGCGGCACCCGCGTCTGGGGTAAGGAACTGGAATCCAAAGTTGTTAATGATGATGAAGTGAAGTCACACATTGACAATGGCTGGTTTGAACACCCCGATGAGGTTAAGCAAGAGGGGCACTTTAATGACGAAGGCCCAGTCATCGGCGAAAACAAAGATATGGGTGAGGTCTCAGACGGATATCACACCTTCAATGAGTTGTATGCGCATCGCGTCCGTTTGTTCTCTGCGTTGATGAATGCATACCCTTCTATTTCATGGTGGAGCCGCAAGCACCACGATGGTGAAGAATGGGAAGGCTGGGTCATTGCTGGCATTGATACGCCTGACGGCCCAGCAACATATCATTTGCCAGAGGATGAGATTGAAAATCTTCCGGAAGGCACTGAGCTTGAGTATGGGAAAGAATGGGACGGGCACGAAGCAGACGATGTTTTAAGCCGACTTTTAAGCCTGAAGCAAGACAAGCCAGAGCCTGAAGCAGAAATCAAAGAGCGCAAAAAGCCAGGCCGCAAACCTAAGGCGGGCAGCGATGAATCTGACGACTAAAGGCGATCTGGCTCTCGCCGCATTACGTAAGTTGGGCGTCGCCTCGAATGCCACACTCACAGACGCTGAACCGCAGTCAGTAGAGGATGCGGTTAACGACCTTGAGATGATGATGGCGGAGTGGTCAGGCAATGAATCAGGGAAGGTTATCGACGTTGGCTATTCCTTCGCTGCTGACGACGAGCCTGTAGACCCAGGCGACGCCCACGGGCTGGCGCGCAACGCTTTAAACGCAGTAATCCTTAATCTTGCCTGCCGAATCGCTCCTGATTACCAAATCGAGCCGATGTTGAAGCTCACCACTGGAGCGCGTTATGGCAAAGAGCAGCTCTATCGATCTTCAGCTATCAAGCGCGCTAAAGACGGGTACGGGGTTTATCCGTCTCGCATGCCTGTCGGCTCCGGGAATCGCTGGGCCAACCTGAACAACATCAACTATTACCCTGGGAGAGAAAACAGTGCCGATCCAACAACTCCCACTGATGAAGGGAACGGGTAAAGACTACCGAAATGTCGATTACGTCGACCTGCTGCCGGTGAACATGCTGGCGACGCCTAAGGAAGTTCTTGGCTCAAACGGATATCTCAGGTCTTTCCCGGGCATAGTCAAAGTTCAGGACGTTGCTGGCGCTTCGCGTGGCGTCATGTACAACTCCCATGAAAGCGCCGTGTATCGCGTATGCGGGACATCACTCTACAAATCAGGTGAATACGTCGGCGAAGTAAAAGGGGCGGGACGGGTCAGCATGGCGTGCAGCTATAACAGCCAGGCTGTCGCGGCAAACGGCACGATGACGTTGTTCAGGTATGACGGCACGATAAAAACGCTGTCTAACTGGCCCGCCTCGACCGGGTACACACAGTATGACCTCGGCGTCATGCGCGACTTGTGTCGTAACCGCTCCCGTTATATCTGGAGCAAAGACGGCGGAGATTCTTTCTTCATCAGCGACCTTGACGATGAATCCAAGCCAGACCGTTACTCAGCTGAGTACCGCGCGGAAAGTCAGCCTGACGGGATAATTGGCATTGATGACTGGCGAGACTTTGTTGTGTGCTTCGGCACGAAAACTACAGAGTATTTTTCGCTTACTGGCAATGCCAGCGCTGTTGGTGTGGCGATTTATCAGTCGCAACCGTCAATGATGGTGCAGAAAGGCATCGCCGGGACGTACTGCAAAACTAAATATGCAGACACGCATGCAATCATCAGCCATCCGGCCACCGGCGCGCCTTCCGTCTACTTGATTAACTCTGGCGCAGTTCAGCAGATAGCCACGGCGTCAATTGAACGAATCCTCCAGAGCTACTCTGAGGCTGAGCTTTCGTCTGGCGTAATGGAGACCATCAGGTTTGAGGCGCATGAGTTGCTGGTCATTCACCTGCCTAAGCATGTCCTTATCTATGACGGCTCAGTAACGCAAGGCGGCGTGCAGTGGTCAATTCTGAAGACAGGATTCTACGATGAGCCTCATTCCTCTATCGATTACATCTATGAAGGAAATGACATCACATGCGGAGATAAGGTCGGCGCGCTGATAGGTCGATTAGATAAATCCCTTTCGAGTCAGTACGGCGCAGACCAGGAGCATCTGCTGTATACGCCTTTATTCAAAGCAGATAACTCCCGCGCATTCGACTTTGAGCTTGAGTCGGCAACGGGCGTTTCTCAGGTGGCGGAGCGGATGTTTATCTCAGCAACCACTGACGGCATCAACTATGGGAAAGAGCAGTTAATCCCCTGGAATGCACCATTTCAATATGACCAGCGCGCCATTCTCAAAAGAATTGGCCGCATCCGCAAAAACATCGGGTTCAAGATTCGGATTATCACGTCTTCACCCGTAACACTTAGCGGGTGCCAGGTGAGGTTAGAATAATGGCAGGCGCACCGAAAAAAGTAATCGTACAGGCGGCTCGCCTTGACGCATCTATGCTGCCTAAAGGGCTTTCTACGGCTTACTGGCAATACCTGATACTGCAGGGTCAGGACCTTAACAACATCGCTAATGCCTCAAATGAAGCGAGCCAGCTGGCTTATCAGGCGACGGTAAAAAACCAGCAGCAGGACACCACCCTTAACAATCACGAGGGGCGAATCAGTGGGTTGCGCACTGATGTAGACAGCCAGGGCGTGCAGATAGCCCAAAACACCACTGGCATCTCTTCGTTAGGGACGCGAGTAACTAACGCAGAGACCAGAATCAGCTCGGCAGAAGGCAGCATATCCTCGCTACAGGGTGATTATGTATCCAAATCTGCCACAACACAGCAGTCTCTATCTTCCTCGCTGAATGTCTCTTCGTCTTACTCAGTAAACGGCACGAAGGTTATAGGCCCACGCCGAACCGGATGGACTGCTGCAACTGGAAACACATTACTTGGCCCTTTTGACGCTGATGCCTCTCAGTCGGTTAGTGCGACATACAACCCAGCTGAAGTTGTGCAGATAAACCGAAATGTACTTGATGCAAGACGCCGAATTAAGGCTCTGGAAGATGCGATGCGAGCGCACGGGTTGATAGACGGATGATTATTAAAATTATCGATGACCCGATCCGGCTGTCGGCGTTTCTCAACAGTCCTGAAAACACCGGAAATATAGTCGATGCTGGCGAAGGCTATTCCATTAAGCCAGACGCACTATACCTCGGCATATATGAAGGACTTATGTTAGCTGGAGTCCATGAGGTGCGAAATTTCTGGCACAGCGTTGTCGAGTGTCACGCCATTTATGACCCTGGTTTCAGGGGTGAGTATGCACTGAACGGCCATCGATTATTTTGTAAATGGCTCCTCGAAAACTCCCCTTTTCTTAATAGCATCACTATGGTGCCCGACACGACTAAATATGGACGGGCCATTATCCGCCTGCTTGGTGCGACTCGCGTCGGTCACCTTGATGACGCTTACATCAGCAATGGAATACCGGTAGGCATAACCCTATATCAATTGCCCCGCTCTAAATATGAGGAGCTAGTAAATGCTAATTTTCCAACTCGCCAATAAGCACCTCAGCAAAGCAGTTTTCTGCAAGGGCGGTGATGGTGGCGCAGGCGCACAAGCCTCTGCAACAAAAAAAGGTATCGAGCTGCAGCGTCAAATGTGGCAGACGAACATGCAAAACCTCGCGCCGTTCACGCCGCTCGCACAGCAGTATATTTCTCAGTTGCAAAACCTGTCGACGCTACAAGGCCAGGGCCAGGCGCTCAATCAGTATTATGGCTCCCAGCAATATAAGGACCTTGCAAACCAGGCCAGATATCAGTCACTCGCTGCTGCCGAGGCAACTGGCGGGCTTGGTTCTACTGCAACAGGCAACCAATTAGCATCAATTGCCCCGACGCTTGGACAGAACTACCTGGCTAGTCAGATGAATAACTACCAAAACCTCGCAAACATCGGGCTTGGCGCGCTTACAGGTCAGGCAAACTCCGGTCAGAACTATGCCAACAACGTCAGCCAGCTCTACCAACAGCAGGCAAACGCCTCAGCTGCGAGCGCCAACCGCCCGTCAAAGGCGCAGGGGGCGCTTGCGGGTGCGGCTACAGGCGCAGCTGCCGGTGCTGCATTTGGCCCGTGGGGTGCGGTTGCGGGCGGTGCCATTGGTGCTCTCGGATCATTATTCTAAGGGGTGGTAAATGGCTACGTGGGAGCAAAATAACGGCGGTATCCTGGCGGGTATTGGGCAGATGAACTCTAATGCTCCGCAAGCAAGCGACGCAAATACCGCGCTATCCCTTATCAGGGAGAACAACGACCGAGCTGCCAGCGGTGCCAATAATGTTGGCCTCCAGGCGCTGCAAGGAGTTGGTGGTGTTTGGGCAGCATTTAACCAGGCGAAAAAAGCAGAAAGGACGCAGCAATTCCAGAAAGAATACTCTAACGCCTTCGCATCGGGCGATCGCAATGCAATGCGGCAACTGGCCGCGCAATATCCCGACCAGTTCGAAGCCGTGCAGAAAGGAATGAGCTTCATCGATGACGATCACCGGGATACGGTAGGGAGCCTAGCCGCCAGTGCACGACTCGCCGCTGCATCCCCTGACTCAATGGCTAACTGGCTTCAATCCAACGCTGGAGAGCTGGCAAGAGTGGGCGTTAATCCTGTCGATGTGGCTCAGATGTATCAGCAGAACCCCCAGCAATTCGGGGAATTCGTTGATCATCTCGGCTTAAGTAGCCTGGGCCCTGAGAAGTATTTTGACCTGCAGGACAAAATGCAGGGCAGACAGGTAACGATGCGCGGACAGGACATTGACGCTCAGACCGCGGCTCGCAACCAGGCAATTACTATGCGCGGTCAGGATATCAACGCAGACCTGGGGCAACAGCGCATCAATCTTGACGCCGAAACCAACCGGATCAACAACGAGAACAAGCGTCTAGATCGCATGTTGTCTGCCGAGACCAACGACCTGAAACGGCAGGAGTTGCAGAGCAGAATCGCGGCTAACAACCAGCAGTTGCAGCAGAAACAACAGGCGCTGAATGATGGGTATAAAGACGGCATCAACACACTCACAACCAGTATGTTCACGCTGAATGACATCGTTTCCTCACCATCACTGAAAAGTATCACAGGGCTACGCGGTGCTATCCCTAACGTTCCCGGCTCACAGGCAGCAGATACACAGGCACGGCTGGACACATTCAAATCTCAGGCATATCTGACAGCGGTGCAGGCCATGCGCGGGATGGGCGCCTTGTCTGACGCAGAGGGTAAAAAACTGGACCAGGCTGTTGGCTCGCTTCAGAACTCACAGAGCGAAGAATCTTTCCGCCGCAACGCTGGCGTCATCCTGAACACTTTGAACCAGAAGCGCAACGAGGCGGTTGGGAAGTACGTTCAGCAAAATGGAATCAAGCGGATGGAAGCCCCGCAGGCGTCTATCGAGTATCTGAAGCAGCATCCAGAGCTCTCAACTGAATTTATTAACCGATATGGATACCTTCCACCTTTGGGGCAGTAAATGGCTAACTACCGTGATTTGTTAGAGCAGGCTGGCGCACGTCACGGTGTGCCAGATGGGTTGATGGTTGCTCTTGGCAGCAAAGAATCATCGCTACGCCCTGATGCAGTGAGCTCAAAGGGAGCTGTTGGTCTCACAGGAGTTATGCCCGGCACCTGGCGTGATATGGGCTATACCGATGAGCAAATGCAGAAGCCTGAATATCAGGCGGACGCCGGAGCTCGCTATCTGGCAAAAATGTATCAGCAATTTGGTAACTGGCGTGATGCGCTCCAGGCTTATCACGACGGGCCCGGAAACGTCATGAAGGCAAAGCGTGGCGAATATACGCCAGGGCCGGAAGGCCGCGGATACGTTGACGACCGTTTTGCTCAATGGGCAGGCGACCCGGTAACCGACTCAACAGTTGAACAGCGCGCCACGTCTGCAAAGGTTCATCCCCAGGAGGATCCAAATAATCCGTTTGCACAAGTGGAATCACAGGCATCGGCACAGTCAGCACCTTCAAGCGTGCAGTCAGATCCGAATAACCCATTTGCGCAGATTGAGAAAGCTAGCAGGCCAAAGGGACTTATTCAGGAAGGAAATATCGACATTCATAATAGGCCTGTTGTTAAAAATCCTGATGGAAGCATTAGCACTGTGCGCAGCATGTCCACCAATATAGACGGTAGAGAAGTGCTGATCCCTACCGTTAGCGATGATGGCAGAATAATGTCAGACGATGAAGCTATTGACAACTTCATGAGGACTGGAAAACATCTTGGCATATTTGATAACCCAGATGATGCTACTGCATATGCAGAGAGGCTTCACAATCAGCAGGCCGATGAATATCTTCCAAATCAGAACCCACCACAGAACCAACCAGCAAACACGTACGCACAGCAACCGGTTCAGCAGCAAGGCGGCATAATGTCCGACCTAGGATATGGCCTTGCGGAAACAGGCCGTGGACTGCTACAGGCCGGGGTTAACGTTGCAAATATTCCAGCCGAGCTCACTGACGCAGTAACAAGCGCAGCTGCATGGGCCGGTAATAAGCTGGGTATTGGCGACGGCACATATCAGCCCGCTCCGCGTGTAACCACTCATGGTCTTGAACAGGACTTTGGCCTGCAGCCGGGTACGCTAACTCCCCAAACCACAGAGGGGCGTATTTTTGCGGATGCGCTGCCTTATCTGACGCCTGTGGGAGCTGAGAGAGCGGCAGCGGCGGCACCAAGCATTGCTGGCCGGCTGGCGCAAGGTGGGTCTCGCTTACTGGCTGAGAATGCTATTGGCTCACTGGCAGCTAACAGCGATAAAAACGACGCTGGCGCGCTCGCTACAGACTTAGGTCTTGGCGTTGGTTTAGGCGCTGCCGCAAACGGCGTCGTTAAGGCAGCTGGAGCAGGTTATCGAGCACTTACCGGCTCAATGGCACCGGAAGCTGCGCAGGCTATTCGCTTTGCTGAGCAGAACAACGTCCCGCTGACTACTACTGACGTAATCCCCCCAACATCTCGTGTCGGGCGAGCTGCACAAACAACGGCGGAGAATATCCCCTTTGTTGGCACGTCAGGTATGCGTGCCGCACAGCAGGAGTCACGCAGCCAACTTGTGCAAAACTTTGCCAATAAATTTGGCGAGTACAATCCAGCGGAAGTGGTAAACAGCCTTAAATCCAAAGCATCAGGCATTAAGCAGGCTGCCGGCCGCCGTCTTGAGCAAGTACAAAGCGCCATGTCTGGCGTAAGCATCCAGCCATCACGGGCTATTCAACAGATTGATGATGAGGTTGCAAGGCTGCAAAAGTTAGGCGGAGTGGCCGACAACGACACCATCAGCAAGTTGCAAGCTTACCGTGATGAGCTGGCAAAGGGGAATGTTGACCTTGAGCAGCTAAGCAATCTGCGTAGTCAGTTCAGGATGGATGTGAAGGGAGAACGACCGGTAATGCCTACGCGCTCAGATGCCGCCGTCCAGCGCGTATATCGTGCCATGACCGGAGACATTGATAGCGCCATTGGACAGAGTCTTGGTAATGACGTTCTGCGCCGTTATCGGCAGGCTAATGCGGTCTACGCAGATGAGGCCAGTAAGCTCCAGAACACCCGACTTAGAAATGTACTGATGAAAGGTGACTTAACACCCGAAGTCGTGAACAACATGCTTTTCAGCAAGAACAAGTCGGAGATTCAGAGCCTCTATAACTCGGTAGGCCAGACCGGCCGCGTCCAAATGCGCAATGGCATTATTGGTAAGGCAATGGAGAAATCAGGCGGCTCTCCAGACCAGTTTCTCCGCCAGTTGAACATCATGTCTAACCAGACCGGTATCGCGTTCAAAGGCGAGGATGCGGCCTATATCCGGGGGCTAAAGAACTATCTCGAGTCAACGAAGCAGGCAGCACGCGCCGGAGTAAGCACACCGACAGGGCAGCAGGCGGTCCCGCTGATTATTGGATTTGGTACTGCAATAAACCCAAAAGCTGCTGCAATCGGGGTTAGTTATGGACTGATGGCCCGCATGTACGAGAGCAAAGCTGTGCGCAATGCCATGCTTCGCCTGGCAAATACTCCGCGCGGTAGTTCTGCTTTCGAAAAGGCCGCGGCCGATGTGGCTGCCGCAATAAAGTCCGTGTCTCAGGGCGCCAAGTCGGAAGCTTTAGCTCAATAAATATCTTCCTACGAAGTAGGCAAATATTAGTAGAACCAGATTGAAAAAATCTCTGTCCATTAATACCCCTCTTTTTACCCCATTATAACTAACGCCATCGCAAAGCTGCGCAAGTTTAGCTTGTGCGGCTTTGCCACGCCCGGAGCTTACCAATGGCTGATATCACAGCAAATATTGTTGTATCAAACCCGCGACCTGTTTTTACGGATTCACGCACCTTCAAGGCTGTTGCAAACGGAAAAATCTATATCGGACTTATCGACACCGATCCCACTATCCCAGCCAACCAAATCCCGGTTTATGTCGAGAATGAGGATGGGAGCCTGGTGCAGATTTATCAGCCGCTGATCACCAACGCGGGCGGGAAAATCACCTATGGCGGTCAGGTAGTGAAAGTTGTGACCTCAAAGGGCCACAGCATGGCTGTATACGACGCTTACAACGCAGAAGTCGACTATATCGCGAACGTGCTCAAGTACGACCCGGACCAGCTACGCAACGAGCTGAATACTGAAGGAACGCCAACACTTGTTGACGACTCCAGGATTAAGGTTCTTCAGCCTGTAACTGGTGCTGTTGCGCGTACGCAGCACTCCAAAAATGCTGAGCGAATTAGCGTTAAGGATTTCGGAGCGAAGGGAGACGGCGTAACTGACGACACAGCAGCAATTGACCTGGCATGCCTGTCATTAAAGGGCGGGATAAATGACCTATATTTTCCTGAAGGGAAATACATTTACAACGGCACAGGCATCTACACACCGCAGGACTGCAGCGTAATTGGGGAGAACTACATCACCACAATTAACGCAACTGCAAATACAAACTCCGGTTATCTGATTAAGATAAATGGCTTCCGGGCAACAGTGCAAAGCCTTACCCTGAAAGGGAATCCCAGCAACCCGTTAATGAAGGCGATATCGAGCTACTATAATACGGAGCTTGGAGGAGTCAGGGATGTAACCATAGAGGACTTCCATTACGGTATAGATATTGATAAGTCGTGGTACACAATATTCAAAGGCATCAGGTTTCGCCGGTCTTCAACAGCTGTTGTTCTTAATGGATCTCACATTCGTCTTGGTTATAACTACCAGTCTGAAGAAGTAAACGGAATCGTGTTTGAGGATGTCTGGTGCGCAGAAAACCAGGTCCAAAGCATCTCGGTATACAGTCCAACACAGGCAATAACTTTTCTTGGGGGCTCTCTTGAAACAACAGGCGGGGCCCGTATTAAGTTCTTTAATTCGGCAAATGTC